GCAACTTGCACGAGCTGAGCCGCTTGCCGCAACGGTCTTCGGCCAACACGCCGACAGTGTTGTCGTTGACATCAAAGTAGTTGCTGCCTGTGTAGCCGCACTCACCGCTTCGGTATTGCCACTGGCAAATATTGGCAATGATCTGCCGACGAGGAATTTTGATGCCCGCCAAATCAAACTTGCTTGCCAATTCAAAGCTAACGACATCGCGGCTTTCGCTTGCTTTGCGATCGATAAACCAGATCTCATCAGGGAACTTGGCATACGGATCGGCGCCAGTTTCACCGTCTAAGTACTTTTTCAGCGTGCGGATACGTGTGACCTTGGCACCGCCCAGATCGTTGCCTGCAGTGGTTGCGTTCACCAGCAGCAGCAACGTTGTGATGGTGCCGCCTAGGTTGGCAATAGTCAGCGTCGGGCGCGGCAGCGTCCCAGTGTTGCTGTAGTCAAAGCCTTCCGCCTTGATCGGCAGCCGCGTGTATGCATTGCCGTTCCAAATGATGTTGCCCGTGACGTTGGCATTGGCGCCATTGTGGAAGCGGTACACATCACTGCTGCCGTGCAACGTTGCATCAAGCTGCAGCTCAAACAGTTCAATGATCGCGCTAGGTGCGATCGCAGCCAGCTCATCAAAGACGCTGCTAATCGCAACCCAAGTGACCGTGCCATCGACAATCGTGCTGCCAATATCCGTTGGCCACGTAGGTTGAGTAGCGCCGCTAGTGCCAGCAACTTGGCACTGGAACACCAAGCCAGAAGCCTGCAGCGTGGTGGCGCGAACGATGTTGCCAACGCTGTAGCTATTAGTAGCAGCCCAAGATGCGTATGCCATCAGGGTTCAAATACTTCGCGGAACGTCGCCGTAATTGTTGCCCGACCGTTATATGTAATCGTTTTGTCCCACTGCGGGCAGACCCATTTATAAGTCACTGCCTCATCAGGAGGCGCCCACTCAAACGCGGCATTGTCGTCTGCACGCGCATCTAGAAACGCTTCAATGGTGTCACTGTTGGCTTCAGTGATGTTCTGCCATGTCAGGGTCCATACCTTTGGATTTTGGTTTAGACCGTAGGTTAGACGCTGCTCATAGCCATCACCGAACTGAACCGTGCGGACAATCGGTTGGTTGGCCTTAGAAGCGCCGTAGGTTGGGTTGATAGCAGGAAAGGTAGCCATTAAGAGAGCAAGCCTCCTGGGCGCTTCTGTTTAATCAATTCTTGCTGTACCGCAAGACCAATCACCTTGCCGAGCTGGCTTGCCTGTCCAGGATCGCCCTGCACGCTACTACCGCCAGCGTCTACGTTCACCACCACGTTACCCATGCCACCAAAGCTGCCAGCAGGTGCGATACCACCGCTGCGACCCGGCATGAACAGTTCGGGACCACGCTCGCCTACCAAATACCCCTGACCAGCCATAACAGAACCGCCATTGGCACGCGGCCTAAACAAACCGCCGAGTAAGCCACCACCCGTGCCCGTACCAGACAATGCGCCGAACAAAGCAAGGTTGACAGCAACGTCCAGCAACCTATTTGCAATGTTGTTCAATAAATTTGTTGCGACCTCCTGAAGTGTTTTGGTGCCATCAATAGCGCCTTGGATAGCCTCAACAACGCCGCTCTTAATGCTGTTGCCAACATCGGCATAAATTTGTTTTAACTGCTCAGCCTGTTCCGCTTGCCGCTTAAGTGCTTGGTTGCGTTCCAGTATTGCTTTTACTTCTCCTTCATTCAATCCTTTGGTGTCTTTCAATATGTCACGCAACTGCTGTTGTAAGATCACTTCTGCTTCATTGCCATTTATTCTTGCCTCCAGTATTTTCTGCTCGTCCATAAGTTGCTGAACACGTTGTACGCCGGTTTCACGCTGTTGCAGGTCGTACTGAGCAAGTTCCTGTGCTGTTTGGATTTGGCTTTGTTTTAATTTTTCAGCAATTTTTGCAATACCAATTTGCTTATCAGCCAACGGTACAGAACTCTGTTCAATCGCATATGCCTGATGAAGAAGTTCTGTCTCACGGCCTATTCCTTCAAGCCTGATTCGATCCTCTTCATTTTTAGCAATCGCTGCCTGAGCTAGCAAACCTTGTAATTGAGTTTGCTGTTGAAGCAGCGCAAGCTCACGAGTAAGCTCAGGTACTTGGCTTTCGCGCGGCTTTTTACCTTTTTTAGGTTTATCCTCATCACTTCCCGGCAATGTTTGCAAGCCATCTGGCATGGCAGCCGCCAAGGCTACTGCTTCGCCTTGTTGTATTTGGCTTTGAAGAACTGTTGCTCTAGCCTTCAAATTCGCAATGGTTTGACCACCGGCAGAACGCTGGCCGCCACCTGCGCTTGGTCCTTTTGTTTTATCAATTTGTGTCTGCAAATTCTTTAATTCTGTTCTCGCTTCCTTAAGTGCTTTGGTATCGCCAGTTAATGCCGCCGCGCCAATCGCACTTGTCCTTTTCTGCGATTGCGTTTGAAAACTTGCCAACGCAACACCGGCAGCAGTAATACCCGCCGCCAATGCAACCCATGGTCCGGCTGCAACCAAAGTCGCAACGCCAATCGCTTTGATTAACGTGATAGTGCCGCTGATGACAGGACCGAGGATCACCAAAGCGCCAGTAATACCAACGACTGCAGCAGTGAATCCTTTTACAGGTCCAGGAGCGGCAGCAAATTTTGCAATTAAGTTGGTAACCGTTGTGAGCAGTGGCGTGAAGGCTGGCAATAATTGTGTTCCGATTGCCGCTGCAAGCTCTACCTGCGCTTTTTGAAAGGCACGCAATCTTCCTCCGGCTGTGTCAAAAGACTGTTCAAGTACGTCTGCGCCTTTTTCCTTGATATTGCGTAAAGCCTGAATCAAAACTGGCGCTGTAACTTTGCCTTCAGCAGCAAAGTCCTTGACTTCGCCACGGGCAATTTTTAGGATTTTTGCAATCTCATCGATGACTTGAGGCGTAGCTTCATTCACAGAGCGGAACTCATCCCCAGCCAACCGCCCAGAACCAAGGGCTTGATTCAACTGAAGCTGAGCAGCAGCCGCCTCTTGCGTCGAAACCTTGTTGATAGCAAGTATGGTGTTAAACCCTTCGTAGACATCTCTGATTTCATTGATGGTTGCACCCTGCGGTCCCAAGCGGTTGCCGAGGTCAACCAAGGCGGTCAATGTGGCAGTTTGACTAAGCCGAAACTTATCGGCTGATTGAGCGGCAACTTGTTGGATGCCAGATAATTTAGTGAATCGTTGCGTTAAAAGCTCTGCTCTTTTTTCTGCCGATTCAAGTTCAACTGCTGCAGAGATTGCACCTTTGATCGTGCGGAAGCCTGCATAAGCGCCAACAAGACCCTGAACTGTGGTGGCTTGGTCACGCAGTTTTCTAGTGTTTTGTTCTAGATTGCGTCCAAATTGAATGGCACTGGCGCCTGCGTTTCTAGCGGCAGCCTGAACTTTCTGAAACTCAACTTGCAGTGCGCTGGCAGCATTCTGGAGTCGCCGTGTTGCGCTAAGGGCATTTCCAATGCCTACTTGTACGTCAACAACAGCAACAGCCACGGCAATGCCTCCTTATGTGCCCAGTTTATCGACGAGACCTTGCCTTATCCATCTCAGCCTTTTCCCGCTTACCCTTCACTTCATAGTAAGCAGCAAAATGCACAAACTCGGCATCGGTCAGCTCACTGCGCAAGCGGCTGACCGTCATGCCAAGCTCAGTAGCTAGGAAGAACTCAAAGAACAACCAAGAGTCTTCCTCTAGTCGTTTTTTGCTTCATCCAAACTGCCGTCACCACCCAACCCGAACAGGAACAGTTCCAGCTCGTTCAGCACACGCTCAGGCAGCTCGCGCTGAAGTTTGGCAGCATCAGCAGAGGCAAACGCTTTGGTGCCATCTTCAAGCTCAGCCATTTGGCACAGCATCTGCGTGCTGATGTCCAATGCTTCCTCAGAACCAGCCAAGGTGCCAGCACGCTTACGGTCGGCTCGGGTAATTGGCTTGAAATATAGATCCAGCACCGCTTGCCCAGCATCATTGGTGACGCTGAATTTACGGCGCTGGTTCAGATCAAAAGCGCCAGTGAGCAGGTCAACGGCGCGGGGTGTAGCAGCAGGCATCAGATACTAAGGGTGAGAGCACCAGATGTGACGAAGTTAACCGTCACAATTTCGATCTCGCCAACCGTAGCACTGTATTCAGAGCCTGTCACCACAAGCGTGCCGGTAATCTTCTTACCGCCAGTCTCGTCCAAGTACAGCTCAAAAGCTGCATCAGCTTCGTCGGTGGCTTGGTTAACGTCCTTGATCAGGTCTAGCTTGTCGCCAGAGCCAGGGGCGTCATACAGCAGTTCAATGGTGCCCGAACCGCTGATCAGACCACCCACGTTGGCACGATAAGTGTCGCCGTGATCGGTCACATCCAGCGATTCCTTTTCTACGGTCATTGACCATGACCGCACTGCTGCGATCTCGGACAGACCGCCGCTACCGGCTTTGTCAAAGAAGACAGTGCCTTGTTGACCGCGATAAAAAGCCATGATCAGATGTCCAGAGAGATGGCGCCGTTGGTCACGAAGTTCAGGGTAATGACTTCGATTTCGCCCACGGTTGCAGAATACTCAGCCGAGGTAATGACACCATCAAAACTGATTTTTTTGGTGCCAGTGGTGTCAAGGAATAGCTCAAACAAAGCCAAGCCCTCATCGTTCGCCGTATTGACGTGTTCAATGAAGACGTTGGTTTCGTCCGCGCTAGAAGCGGTGTAAAGGATTTCGCAGGTGCCAGAACCGCTAATCAGACCGCCGACATTGGCGCGATAGGTAGCGCCCAAGGCGGTGGTGTCCAGCGATTCCTTCTCAACGGTCAAAGACCAAGAGCGGGTGCTGGTGATAGCTGCGGCAGAAGAGCCAGCATCGTCAAACTTGACGCTGCCTTGCTGTCCCCGGTAGAAGGCCATGGTTAGAGATCCTCGAAGGTTTCAAAGGTCAATCTGACCTGTGTTTGGAAGTAACCCTCTGGAGCTGGCGATGCCACCACCTCGGGTCCAGTAGGCGGATCAAAATGAACGCCACTGACTACTTGCCTATTGTAAAGGTCACGGATTCGCTTACCTATTGTCAGATTTGCGCCAGGTCCAACACCCTTTGGCGTAAAGACATTCATCACGATGACACCGATGACGCTGTTACTGCTGCCAGTGGTGCCGCCCATCGTCAGGAAGTTATTGTTGCCAAAGCTGACAAGGCATTGGACAAAGGAACTGTTAGGTGTTGGGGTTGAGGGTTGGTTGTGAAACACAACCGGGATCACTGGTGCCGATGCCAGCTCAGTAGCAAGCCTGCCCTCGATGGTTGAGCGGATGGTGTTGAGGTTGACGGCTGCCATCAGTCTTGCCTCCCAATGCGGTCAGCCTGTTGTTTTGCATATGCTTGCATCTCACGACCAATCAAATCAACCCAACCGGCAGGAGCTTGCGTTGACCAGTCTTCGTAAGCAAGTCTGTAAGCATATGGCAGGCTGTTTGATATGTGATAGACGTTGCCAATCTTTTCTTGCCCTGCTTGGTAACCGATCGAGACTCGTTTCTCTAATGCAGGCGATGCTGGTGGTTGCGTTTGTCCACGATATTTACCTGTGGCAGGCTGGTACTCTCCTGCGTCATAGGCTGATGCTTGATTTTCTCCCAATACCCAGCTCCCTCTAAATCTTCCTGTATCAACGGGGCTGCCTAGTTTTAGACGGGTTTCGGTTTCAAAGACAACTTCTCGCAGCAGCTTCTCCATTTTTTCCTCGGCGTAGCCTCCGATCTGCGATAGGTTGATGCGTCGTGCCACTATGCCCTCAGGATTAGCTCGTGCGTAATAGCCGTGTTGTCCTGTTCAATCGTAGTGACCCTAATAATCTGATGGCTCACGCTGCTGATCACTACACGGTCAGCCGTGCTAGGTGCTGCTGCTAGGTCTGCTGCAGCTACCGTCAGTTTCTTGTCGCTTGCTTGGATCAGCTCGTTCACCTCACGAGCGTTCACATCCTCAAGCACGCCACGCACTGCAGTATCAGCAGTGGTTTCCACAATGGCTCCAGTGGTTGTGTTGTAAGTTCCTAGAGTCACCACACGAATCGTTACCACACCACCAAACTTTGCCATCAACTTGCTGGCAACCTTGCGTAGCGGTACAGCTAATGCCATCAGAGTTTATATGCTACGCAATGACCGTTTTGTAGTTTTATACTTGTGAACACGCCATAAATTGTCGTTGCAGAGCTAAATGTTTGACCAGAAATACTATTACCGTCATAGTTTTGGGCAATAATTTCATCAACATGCGTATTGCTTGTAAAGTGAATAGCGCCCCATCGTCCAGTGCGTGTAGCTGTATCGCTGACGTAAGTAGCGCCAACTGAGTAATCAATAGCCAGGTGGTTGGTGTCACTCATGATCAAAGCCTGTATGCAACAACAGTGCCACTGGTCAGAGTGATGCTGGTAAAGACGCCTTCAATTTCAGTGCTTGCCTTAAAGGGAATCGCGCTCAACGTGTTGCCGGTCCAGTCCATAGCGGTCAGGCTAGCAATCACCGAATCCTCAAGCGCCACAATCTTGCCAAAGCGCCCGGCATGTGCTGCGGTGTCATCAATAAACTCAGCACTGGGATACGGGTAACCCATGATCAGCTCCGGCGAATCGAAAAGTTGCCTGGTCCACTAATTCTAAGCCCCGTCAAATACCGCTCCATGATTGGCGGCACTTTGTCAGCGCCCACCGCTCCATAACCCAAATTCGGCGTCACGTCAATGCTGCCAATTTTGACGTTCTTGTAATCTTCCAAGCCGCTTAAGCCAATGCCATCTGGGTTGTTATTCAGGTAGACCGCCAATACAACCTGCGCCCTTTTGATCTGATCCGGGATTTCAGTGTCGGTAAAATAATCCGTAGAGATCCGAAACGGGAAGCCGACTGTGTAGGTGTTGATATAGGTGTCTGGCTTGCGCACACCAGTACGCGGCCATTGCAGCGCCTGCGTATCAGTAGCACGGGCTCCTAAATATCGCTCACGGTCTAACCGTTGTGTTGCGGTATAAAGGGCACGATTTTTTTGATCAGTGGTAGCTGATGCCCATGCGGTTACATCAGCATCCTCTACAAGACCATCAATGATCGTCTGGGCGTCCGCCAGAGTCAGATAAGAGTTGGCGCTTGCCGACCCGACGGTTGCGACGATTACTACTGCCATCGTTGGGTGGCTCCTTTGGTTCTAGTGTAGGCGCAGGCTCTGCAATAGAAAGAGAGGCTGCTTCCGTAGAAGCAACCTCACGATCACGCAGTCGCCGGAAAGCGAACAGCCCCATCAGGCGTTTGCAGCCTTGATTACAGCAAAGCTAAGCACGATGGCTTGGCTAAGCGAACCGCCGGACACGTTACGCACGGTGACCGCAAAGGATCCCGCTGCAATAGCGTTGGCTTCGACGGTATAGGCACCGGCAGTGCCAGCCGACGAGTGGTTAACGATCACAACGTCATTAGCAGCAACAGTGCTGTTGGTGACGGTGAAGCTAACGTTGGTGGCATCAGCGAGTGATGCGTTGTGCATGGTGATCGCCCCACAAACTTTGTTGAGGGTGACACCAGTGGACTTGCTGGTGGCTTGGGTAACCGCACCACCAGTGCCGCTGACGTAGCCAATGGCACTGCCAGCAGTTACTTCAAAGAGGGAAGCCATAATTAGTTACCTCAATCGAAGTTGGAAGTGTTGGTCGCACGCACGACACCAATATTCTTGGTTTCGTACACCTTCGACCAGTTGCCGATGGTCTCCAGTTGAGCACGGGTCGGGTTGACAGTGCTCACGCCCCACTTGGCACCAACAGGGTGGTACACGTAGTGGAGGTCGATCGACATGGCATCGCTCTTGGCGAGGATGTCACGGTCAGTTTCCGTCTGAAGAGCCAGCTGCTCACCGCTGGCGACAGCGCCGTTGGTGAAGAAGTAAGTGGCATATTCAGTGGAACCGCCACTGCCTGCGGTCTGCACATCGTCAGAGACGATGACACGCAAGCCCATGTACGTTGGCACGCTGGCGTCACCGCCGTAAGCGCCAACAAGGGAGCCACCGGATTGAGTGCTGGTAGTGCCACGAGCTTCAAGAGTGGACACGTAGTCGATCGCCTTGCGCTCAACGAGGTCGTAATAGACCTTGCTGTGCATACAAATGGCGGTCAGCTTGTCACCTTGATCGCCCAGCAGGCTGCGGGCTTCAGCAACGTGCCGAGGGGACAGCACGGTTGGGGTGTCAGCGGTCAGACCATCAATCGTCAGATCGACGAAGGATGCGCTGTCGTTGCTGCCCAGGCTGCCAAACACACCAGCCAAGCAGGACAGGAGGTCCTTCTGGCGCTGGTTAGCAATGTAGTCAGCAATCTTGGCGCCGATAGCAGCCATGGGGTCGGAACCTGCGGCAAGTGCAGCGAGGTCACGGCTTTCGAAGGCACGCCCACGGTGCAGGATCACGCCAACTTGCTTGTCAGCAGTGATTTTGCCAGGGGTCAGCGAGGTGCTGTCAGACAGCACTTCAAAGTCACCAGTCAGGTTTGCCTTAAAGAAAGGCACGTTAATGAAGTCACCACCCTCGGTTGCGTTCAGCTCAGCCATCGGCTGCACCACACCGGATGCCAGGAAGGCATCGCGCTGGGTGGTCTGCTCAATGACGTAAGGCGTAAAAATCTCGGGGATGATGATGTCAGAGCGAAGAGTCGCCATGAAGAATCACCAGGGTTGAGTTGGAAGGATGGGCACAGCCCTACATCACCAGCACAGCCGGTTTGTAACAGCTTAGCGGTTAGCTTGAGCCTTCATCCGATCATACAGATCACGATCTGTTCGATACAGTCGTGCCTGTTCAGTCAGATTAAAGCTGTCGCGGCTAAACGGATTGACCATCCCAGCAGGGACGGCACCGCCAACATTCCCGCCCGATGGCGCACCACTGCCCTGCGGCTTGGGTTGCTTCTGCATCCATGCTGGCAAAGTCTTTGCCCACTCGGCAACAGGCACACGTTTGTACCCATCAACCACAACCACACTGCCGTCAGCCTCGCGTTCGATAGCTTCAGGCTTCAGCTTAGTCTTGAGCACCATGTCTGGGTCATGGACAATTTCAGCTAGTGCCGTGACAGCAGGCGTCACCAGCTCCAGTTCTCGCACTCGGGCTTCAAGCTGGCTGATGCGCTGGTCCTTTTCTGCCGTCGCCTCACGGAACTGCTGCTCCAGAGCTTGTCTTGCTTCTGAATACTTGCCTTGTGATTCAAGTTGCTGTTGCTCGTAGTTGCGTTTGAATTCCAGCAGCTCGTCAACATTGACTCCATCAGGCACAGCCTTTGCTTGGGCGATGGCTTTTTTGTACTCGTCCAACAGTTCTGAGTTCTTGCGCCGCATGGCGTCAAGTTCAGCTTGCATGTTGGCTACTTCGGCATTTTGCTCCACAGGAGCTTGTGCTTCATCAGACATGGACTAGCCACAGGCTTAGTTACGCTGCGATCGTACAGCTTCTGACACAAAAGTGTCAAAACGAGAATTTAATACGCCAATACGGGAACCCTGGAACCCGTTGATCAAACAGATGCTTGATGCTATTGATCGGCATGAGGATCTGTTGCGACGGACGGGTTGCGGGTGGCACGCTGCCAAAGCCCAGGACTTACGCCGTTACGTTGCAGAACTTAAAGATTGGATCCACTGCGAGGAGGCTACCACTTTGTCTTGTCAGCCCAATACGCAGGAGACATCTTGCCTTTAGCAATATTGGCAGCATGACGTGCCTTAAAGCTGGCACGCCTTGCTGTTGCTGCTTTTGATTCACCTTGTCGCGGCGGGCTGCCACTAACGCCCTGCTGCCCAAACCGTATCAACTTGACCGTCTCGCCGTCTTTTGCAAGTACGGCATGGGACTTGGTTGGGTGGCTTGGCGTGCGCTTCGGCTTGTTGTAGCCGTCAAACTGCTCGCCGCGATAGGTGATCATCGACGGGGTGCTGCCTTCAGCTCCGAACGTTTTTTGATGACTGCGTTGCCAGTTGATTCAGATTTGATCCGAACGATTGGATCGTCCTGACTGCCAACACGAGTAACACTGCCACCACTGCGTGTAGCAATAGTGGCGCGTTCGCCGCCAATGCTGGTAATTACGCCAAAGGTGCGGGTGCCTTGGTACATCCAACTCACCCTGTCACCGCGCTTCACTTTTTCTTGCCTCCCTTTTTCTTTGTGCCCTTAGCCATCATGGGTTTGGCTTTGCCGCCACCCTTAGCTTTCATGTCGCCGTAATGCCCAGGCATTGACTTAAAGCAATGACCCTTTCATGCTACTTGGCTTTCGGCTTGCGCTTCCGGCTTTTTCCTGCTTTTGCTAGGGCGATTGCTACCGCTTGCTTTTGCGGCTTGCCTGCCTTGATCTCCCGGCTGATGTTTTGGGAGATTACTGCCTGACTCTTGCCTCGCTTCAGGGGCATTGCTAGCAACCATCACGCCGGTTCTATCGTACCAACCGCCTGTGCCATCAGGTTGCTGGACGTACCGGACCTCAGCACCATTCCGCAGTTCAAACTCCGATGCCTTGCGCCCATCGGCGTAGGTGTATTTAAGAACGGGTTGGTTCATAACGAGCCCGGAGCTGGTCCAAGGTTAGCTCTGTGCCATCTTTGCTAACCAGCTTGGCGATGGCGGCATCAGCGCCATACTTGTCCGCCAGCCTGCGAAAGTAGGGAGCCTTGCTGCCCAGCGCTTGCTGCTGACGGGCAAGCACATCTGCTTTGGATTCGCCTGGCATCTTGTCGTACAGCCATTTGCCGTAGCTGGTGTTAGCTGGAACCTGACCACCTTGTGCAGCACGGCGTCCTGGCGGTGGTGGGTCAAAGCCAAGCTCCTTATAGTCAATGACCGGCACGGTGGTGCTACGGCAGTTGAAGTGCTGCGGCGGCGTTGGTCCTTTGCCATACTCAAACACCTTGCCGTCTAACGCCCGGCAGATGGCACTTGTCCTGGTGTCAAGCGTGGCAACGTAGCGGTACTTTTTCGTGATGTCTTGGTTCGCCTCATACACCTGCTGGCTAGCGGTATTTGCTACCTGATTGATGCTGGTGCGGACTAGCGCGACGATTTGATTGTCAGCTATAGCTGTTGCCTGACCGCCTGCTGCTGTAATTTCCCTGACGGTCTTGGCGCGTTCACCAAACTGCAAACTGCCGATCAACCGTTTGGCAATGGCTGGCGTCGTTTCACCTGTCAGCAAGCCTTGCCGGACAACTTGGCTGAACCGCTCAGCTTGGTCCACCGCAATGCCACGAAACGCCTTGCTAACGACCTCGCCGTTAGGCAGCGTGATGGTGGCACCTTGAGCAGCCGTGAGGCTAAATGTCTGCGGTGCGCCCTGTACTGCGGCAAAGAGATCATCGCTAAGTGCCACCACATTGAGCTGCGTGGGGTCAGTCGTCACAACACTCTGCGCAAACTGCGGGCTGATTTCTACCGTGTTGACAATGTTCCGTGCGCCTGCGGGTAACGCCTTACGCAACTCCTCTGATACAAACTCCGATTGCAACTGGGCTATACCCTGCAGCTCTAGCGCCGTCAGCTCTGTCGAATCTCCAGCCCAAGTGCCCAGACTATCCTTTAGTTGCGCCAAAATGCCACGCAGCCTTGCAGCTTTGACAGGTGCAGCCAGCTCATCAATCGTTCGTAACTGATTGACTGCATCAATAATGATGTCGTTATATGCATTGATCACACGCCGAGCAACACTATTACTAAAGCGGTTCAGGTCAATCGCATTGCGAAACAACGCCTCAGGTGTGCTCATGGCTCAATGCCAAGCTGGCTGGGCTTGTACTGCGACCGGATGCTAACGTTTGCGCCACGCGTCAAGGCGCCGGTAACTGTAGAAGCAAAGGCGTTGTAACCATCTTGCCCATCTTCCAAAATTACCATTTCATCTACTTCAGCAGGTTTGCCGTCTTTGTAATACGTCATCCGTACAACTGCCAAAATCTCTTCCGGCAGTTTGCCCATCGTGTAATCAAGCTCCTGCTTCCTCGGCGGTATCTGCATCTTCTGGGTCTTCGCTTCCAGCATTATCGCCCAGTCCACCAACCAATCGATCAGCCTGTCCAGCAGATTGTAAATCCAGCCCGCCATTAGAAGTTGCCTCCAGTTCCTCGTCTACATCAAAATTATCGCCAAGGACATCGCCTTCGGCTAGCTCACGCAGTAGGGTTTCTTGGCTGATGGTGCCAGCGGTGTAAAGCGATAGCAGAGCTTGGATGTCCTGCGGTTCAAGGCGTGCGCCAAGGAAGTCACGGTTGACGTAGGAGCTGCCGGCAGCGGTGGCATTGCCGATGAACTGCGCATGAAACTGCAGGCAGTTATCAATGAGGTCCTGCACGTTCTGTGCAATCACCATCATGGTGCTATCACCTTGGCTACGGTCTAGCCGCTTCGCTTCTGCAGTTTCGGCGCTGAGCTTCTGCCCCAAAACTGCTGACAACCCTAGCTCGTTGATCTGCCCTGCCAGTTGCTCTAGGCGGCGGAACTGTGCTTCAAAGCTCTTGCCCTGCGGTTCGATGTACTCAGCGCGACCCTCGGCAGGAAATGCAATCGCCTCACCAGGACCGGCGCTTACTTCCTCTGCAGCAGACGGGAAACCATAAAATGCCAGCATCGGCACGGCGCTGATATGCAGTTGGTTGTCTAGGTCTGACTGGATCTGGTAGGTCTTGAGGTTTAGCTCGGCAATGTCCTCAAGCGGTGGGCGCGATTCAAGGAACCCATGCCGCTGGGCGTAAGCAACGGTGAAGGGGATTTCAGACAAGCTGGTCCGCCCTTCGTCTACCACGCTGAAATCGCCGGTGGCATTCTGCCGATGCAACTGGTACTCACCAGGCGTTAGCACCCGCACCTGCTGCACTTCTTTTTCGCCGTAGATGCCGTCAGGTATTGTCACAATCTCTGACAGCCTGAGCTGTGTCAGGACTTGTTTGCCTTCTACCTGTTCAGTACGCCAGCCAAGGATCTGCCGTGGCGTGTACGTCACCCAGTAAGGTCTACCCCCATCAGACGGTGCATCCACCAAGACACCAACGTGCCCATAACGGACCATCTTGCGGGTTGTTTCATAGGTCCAGACGTTGAGGTCATTGCCTTGCAGGTCAACGTCAAACAACTGCTCACGGATGATGTCGGCAGTGTCGTCAAGCCGCACGGGCTTACGGGTTAGCATCCCAGCCATCATGCGCTCAAGGCGCTGATAAAAGGGCGGCACCACGCTACGAGCTAGGCGATTGTCATAAGACTCGTCCAGCTCGCGTGGTTCCTGTGGCAGGTAACGGCGATGCTTTTTGCGCATTCCGTAAGTGCCCTGCAGTAGATCCTCTATCAATATCCAGTGAGGTTCCTGCGCGAACCATGCCGTGTTCGGATCGGTGACTTGCGTGACAGTCCGCTGAGCTAGCGGGCGGTCGTAAAAGTTGTATCCGCTATACACAGCTTGATACGCGCAGGCTTTGGCTCAGTTTAAGCAGCAGTAAGCGTTACGGACTTGCGACCAATTTTGATCTCAAATTCGTCGCCGGGCTTAAAACCCATCTCCTGCACGTAACCCTCACCGATGGAGAGCTTACCGTTGAACTGCACCTTGGTCTTATAGGTCAGGCTACGACCGCGCTTGCCAGGCACGTTCATCTGCAACCCCTTGGCTTCAAGGAGCGCCTCATAAAACTGGGTGAAGCATACCTTGTCATTTTTGACGTAACCACATTCACGAACGAGGTCTGATTTATTCAGATCGCTCAGCTCTTTTACTTTGTTGATGAGATCTTGACCGACGAGCATGAGTAGGCTCAAAGGTGGACAGTCGCTAGGATAGCTCAAAAACAGAGAAGCCCCCACTTTTGTGAGGGTTCTCCTGCCCGACGCATGTGGACCTGAACCATCCCTCGGATCGCAGCAGCGGTTGCCCGACTTCAGTTTCAGTTGATCGTGTTGCGCCGGGGCGACCGAAGTTGCTGATCGGGTCAACACGATGCACGGCAGGGGACTTCGCCGTTGCAATCAATATACCCTGATCCCGGTCCCCTTGCCAGCCCTTTCGTAAAGCGGGTTGAACGCCCCCAGAACCAAGTAACCCAGTCCATCAGTCCAGTGTTCAATGCCTGCTGTTTTGTCGATGACGTAATCGTCGGCACCCTGCTTATAGGTCACGTTTTTCAGTGCTTTGATGGTGTGCTTGCAGCGCGGATGCACAAATAGTTTTAGGTGCCCATCAGCAGTGCGGATCATCCAGTTGGTGGCGTTGATCTTGTCCTTCACTGCCCACGGCGCTTTGGGGCTAACGCAGTTGAAACCGTAACGCCTGATGATGTCGTGGTCGGTTTTCCCGGCAGAACTGGTTTTGCGTGCTGAACCAGTCGGGTCTGGATAAGCAATGATGCGACGATCTGGGAAGCGTGCTTTCAGAAGTTGGCAAACTTCATCGGTGTTGGACTGGTTGACAGATACCTCATCCCAAATGTGCAGCGTGTCACCCACTCTGCTGCCAAGAACACCCGCCATGACACTGACGTTGAAATCAGTGCCCCAGTAGATTTCTGCTCCGGTGTCTTGAACGGTCTCAGAAATATTGTCATCACTGAAATCTGGATAAACCCTGCCAGACAAGGTTTCAAAGGATGCAAGATATTCTTGGCGAAATGTGCGCTCGTCTAGCGTGCGCCTTGCCGCTTCGACTTCTTCTGCCGGTACGTTGCCGCCTTGAATCGTGCTGTACGAAAAGGTTTGCCAGTCATTTTCCTCTTGAGCTTGCTCCCATAAGTCATGAAACCAGTTGAGCCCTGCAGGTGTCGTGATAAACCATGCCGGACCACCTTGATCTGAGAGCGCCGGACGTAAAACCATTTCCCACGCGTCTTGCTTGACATACGCGGCTTCATCAACAATCAAGGTCGAAAGGCTGACGCCACGCAAGGTGTCAGGATTTTCTGCGCCTTTCAACGCAATGATGCTGCCATTGGTAAGCTCGACGCTAAGTTCAGATTCGTTCCGTTTAACGCAAATCTCCGGCGGCACCATAGTTTTGAGCTGCCGCCAAGCAATTTGTTTAGCCATGCGGTAGTTAGCCGTGACGTACCAGTTCAGGCTGTTTGGTTTTTCCGTCGCCCAGTTGATTAACCGAGCAACACACAGGTAAGTCTTGCCAAAACGGCGCCCTGAGCAGAGCATCTTAAAACGCTCGGGAGAATCGTAGACAGTGCGCTGCGGCTTGGTCAGTGTGTCATACAAAGCGTGCCCTACGGATCTCATCGCCAGTTGTGCATCCTCTGGCGCCTCAATGATTGGCGAAAGTACAGAACCACGAGGTACTGAGCTGAGGAAACCCATCAATCAAGGATTTTGGCAATCTTGGCGGCGGTGTTGATGCAGCCAAGTGTGACCGCAAGATTTCCGCCTTCCATTGATTTTTTATGGACAATATTGAGTTGCGATAAGAGCACAGCAGCATATGCTTGCCGGTCAAGGTTCCAGTCGGCTTCCAATTCCTTCATTGCAGCAGCACGGTATTCGTCCACCTGGCGGGTGCTGAGTCCCCATTCTTGTGCGCCGTATTGCAGGAGATCTGACCGTGTAGCACCATTGGCAATCATGCGTGCTACGCGCATGGTGCGGAACATTTTTTCTGCTGCTGTGCAGCGCGTCTGACCAGCCATGATATGTGTTACAGATTTGCAAAGGAGTCTAAGGCATACCAAACATGGGAATTGCGGTAACCACCAGGATGAGTGGGAATGATTGGGGTTACACCGTGCATGTTTCTCCATGCAGGGTAGACAAGAAGTGAATTATTAGTTTGATCGAAGGCGGCATTGTAATCAGGCACATAAAGATTGCCACCTGTGGAGTTTTGCCGTTTTGTGATGATGAGATTTATTGCGCCTTTGACATTGGCATTATCTTGATGGATTGGTGCTGCAATATTGCAATTTGAGATTGTGGAGGAGAAATATGGAGTGAAGCGCCAAGGTTCAGGAACACGTTTTTGGATAACGGCAAGGTGTTTGGCATGTACGTCTGGGATGTAGTGAGCGACCAAGCCCATGGCGAGTTTGCCTGCTTTAAGCATGGCGCGGACAAATGTTGATGCTGTTGGTTTGGAATGAACCGATGAGCGTGAGGCATATGGTCTGCGCATATGTGGCTTAGGTGGCACACTGCCAAGGATGGCGGAATATTGAGAAACAACAAGGTAACGTCTCTTACCATCAGGACCAGGAGGCAAAGGGCGTTTACGATCCATCATGGTTTTGGGAACACGATCTGAGCGGACTTCAGCGTCTGCGATGTTGACAAGATTTTGTAGGTCTGACGGCAGTTCTTTTAGGAAAAGTCCTACTTGACTCCCATCAGGATCAAGAAGGATGCAGGATTCGGTAATGGTGGCTGGCTGTGTTGGACAAGTATCACCAATTTTGATGTTGTGTTTGATTGGGTTAAGGATTATGGACTGAAGTTTTTCCATTAGCGGACGATGCGATCAAGAGATTTAGCGTAAGCGGAAATATCTAGTTTGCAGTCAATACGATCTTTTTTCTTGATGAGTTTAGTGTATGGAGCCCATTCTGCGGCAAGTTTTGCGGCTGCTTCGTGGTCGCGTTGTTGTTGGTAAAGGCTTTGCAAGCCCCCGGCATTTGTGCCGACACCTGGGCAAGCGAACCATGAGTGTGTATCAATGATGATGCCATCGGAATGTTTGATAGCTTGCATACAAAAATCACGATCCTCTTTGAGGTTTAACCTTGCGCGATACTGCCAGGTGATTTTTGGTATGTAGAGCAATGTGCAGACTTCCGCTGTTTTTTTATTGATTTGATAGCGTATTTTGCCAGTTGAGTAAGACCAAGCGTATTGACAATAATTGATGCCATTAAGCGGGAAACGGTATTGCTCAACCCTTGAATGGAAATCTGAAAGTATTTTGGCTGTATCTTTAATAGTTTTGCCTTGCTTGGCATAGCCAAAGCCTTGGACATCATCATCTATCATCCAAATCCATTGTGCGGCAGTGGATTTGGCGTGATCTATGATGAAATTACGAACGTAGGCAATGCCCTGATTGTTATCAGGCAATGTCAAAAGGTTTGGGACGCTGGCATTTTGATAAGCAGTACGGTCTTGTGGTTCAACAACGTGGATGATGTTGAAATCATGCCCTGCGAACAGGATGTGTGTTTTGGTGGTTGGTCTGCCTTTGGACGGTATGTAGACAGTTGTTGTCATGCTGCATCCTTCAGGGCGTTAATCAGCATCATGCCAACATATTCACCATTTTTACGAGCCTGAGCAACAAGTGCTTGGGCTTCTTCATAGTCTTCTGGTTCGAAGTCAATTTGTATTGCTTTACGCACGCCTGCTGCAAATTCAGACAAGTCATCTTCATCATCTTCCAAGGCAGACAGGTCAATGTCTTCTCCAAAGGTAGGAAGATCTTCGCCCCAGCCAAGAACAGTAAGATCAAAACCAAGTTCACCCAGCGCCTGCAGTTCTGATTGCAAGAGGTTGTCATCCCAGCCTGAGTTGAGGGCAAGCTGATTGTCTGCAATGACATAAGCGCGACGTTGCTGTGGCGTCAGATGAGACAGAGTGATGGTTGGAACCGTTTTGAGCCCAAGGATTTTGGCTGCCTCCAGGCGACCATGCCCAGCGATAATGTTAAGTTGGTCATCAACAAGAATTGGGTTCGTAAACCCAAACTCTTTGAAGGAATTTACGAGGCGTTCGATTTGAACTGGTGAATGAGTGCGGGGGTTTTTGTCGTATGGCTTGAGTTTGGTTACGGGGGTTTGGTCGATGAACTCTGGTGCAGTGACCATTGTGTCGTCAGTGGTTTAGCTGTTGTTTTAGCTGATTCACCTTGGGTTCGACAAGGTGATGTGACGAAACGGTGCCACAGGTGTTGCCGATGCAGACGCGGACACTGCCGTCATCGAGCGTATGGCAGATCGGCTGGACGGAAGTAGCGGCTGATTCCACCAGTGAGTTCAGACGGTCTCTGGGGGTCATTGGTCTGGTGGTAGAGGGCTGTGAGGTAGTCGTCCCACAGTTTGAGCCAGTGCGCAACGTCTTGGTTGGTGGGGTTACGGCTTGACTTCATTTTGAAGGGAACAGAGGACAGCGGCTGCGATGCATTCGAGGACTGGGCGCGGTGCACTGCCTCTAGCAGCCCTACAAGCGGCTGTAACAGCGTTCTGATAGGCGTGCAGGGAGAAGGGCGCGGCAAGGGCTACAGAGGCGCTAGCGGTCACCGTGGGGTCTCCTAGCGCACGCAGGCGGATGAGCTGCCCGCGTTCGATGTTCAGTTCCTTGGCTTGGCGTAGCAGGTGGTCGTTCTCGTCTTGGGTGAGATAAACCTTGACAGCGGTTCGTTTTTCAGTCAAAAGTCAGTCCTGAACAGGGTTTCCAGGGTATTCGATCGGTGTCGTCAGTGCAAGATGACGTTCAACGATCAACCGAGTCAGCGCAGCATGAAGTCCGGGGTCATAGCCCGGAATCATTTTTTCGTCGATCCAGTCTTGAAGTTGCAAAAGCACAATGTCGGCTGTGTCGATGACTTCTTCAGCAGCAGTTGCCCAGGCATTAGGAATCAACTGAAGACGTTTGTCAAAGCGGTTTGATGACATAACTCAAAAAGGGAGCGGGGTTTCGTCATTTGCGGGTACAAAGTCGCGTGGGTTGACCACTTCGACCTTGGGGTCAGCGTCATCGACGGGATCGCGTAGCAGGTTGCGGTACATGCCTGGGTTGATGTGACCGGGCGGTGGTGCGTCAAAGTCCTCTAGCACGCACCGCTTGGCATCGATGAGGCGCTGCAGGAGCTTGCGGGCACCGACAGCGGTTGAGATTGGTTTGAGTGCCATCAGGAGAATGCCTCCTCGCGCTTGCGCTCCTCATCGGCAAACGGATGCAGGACAAATCTGCCAGGGCTGACGCCTTCGATGGCAGGCTTGTGGGTCATGTACCGACCGAACTCGTCGTAGCGCCCCACGCAATACGGGTAAGCGTTACGCAGTTGGAACTTATCAAGCTTGCGCTGCGCTTCATCAAAGTCGTCAGCATCAACGGTACGGAACGCTGGTGCGGTGCCTTCCTTGGCAGCTTTGGGCAGGACGGCAAAAACAAATTGGTTACGGCTTTCTGGGCTGAACAGTTTCATCGGATCACATCGGGGATGTAGTTGGTGGTGTTGAGGGGGCGGTCGTTGACGGTGAGGTAACGCTCGTCGCGTAGCCAGCGGAAGCAATCAGGCAAGGGGCTGACGAACGTGCCCGCTGCGAGGTGCTGATGGCTGATCTCAGTTTCCAATGCTTCGAGCAAGCTGGCAACGGTTTCGGTCCGGAGAGTTTTCTGCCACTGCCCAAGGGCTTTGGGCTTTGACTGACTGGCAGCGCGTACAGGGGCTGAAAGGTACGTTTTCCAGAACTGCTCAAAGGCTGGATCGCCTTTGGTTCTACGCCTTGGCGCGGGTTGGTCAGACGCTGCTGGAAACTCGTTTTCCAGCTTTACATGGGTTCTTGTTATGGGTTCTTGTTCATGGGTTCTTGTTTGTAGGTCGTTTTCGACCTGGGTAGCTAGGTCGTTTTCGACCTGACCCCTAGGTCGTTTTTGACCTGGGTCGTTTTTGACCTTAGGTCGTTTTCGACCTGGGTGGTCTAGGACGACGTGGTACACGGCACTGGTGCCAGGGCGGCGTTCAACCTCCAGCCAGCCGGTTTCTACAAGTGTGCTCAAGGACCGCTGAACGACCTTCCGTGAGATACCAGAACGATCTGAGATTGTTTGCAGTGATGCGTAGCAGCCTTTCGGGGAGTTCCAGCCGAACCTGTGTAACCAGAGATAAACAACGATGGCTTTTGAATCGATGCCGGCGTCCATGAGTTTGTATGGGACGGCAGCAAAAGCCGTGGACTTAACCGCAGCGGTCATGTAAGATTTGCCCGTGATTTGTCTACGCCTTGCAGGGTCCTTCACCCCTGCGGGGCGTTTTTCATTGTGGCAGCAGTGGCAAGTCTTTAGTGACGCTGCCCGCCTTGGTTTCTACCGCTTCAAACAAGAGTTGGTTGACAAATGCCTTGCGGGTCAGATGGGATGGCTGGATTGCGTCAATGCGTGACAAAATAGCTTTGTCGATGGCGATGCTTGTTGCTCTGCCAATAGTCATGAGCGTCGATTTTGGTTTGAAACCGATCTATTATGGCATCACAGCAAAGCGACAGCACGTTGCTCAAGCCGATTTCTGGTCTCCAGTTCAACAGTGACCTGCATCGTTATCGGTACAACGGGCGTTGGCTGCCATTTAGCGTTTCGCGCATCACCAACCGCACCACACCAGAACAGGAGGCGCAGTTTGAGCGAACCAAGCACATTTGGGCGCCACGCGGCACGACTATCCATGCCTTCTGCGAGGCAATGCTGCTAGGCGAAGAGCTGCCCGAGACTGATTACACGGCGTGGACCGATGAGCTGCAGGAGTGCTGGCTGCTGCGTGACTCTGATGCACTGGCTGTTGAGTACAGGCTGTGCGATGCCCGCAAGGGCGTTGGCGGCAGCTTTGACTTCCTACTGCGGACATCAAATGGAAAGATCGTGCTCGGTGACCTGAAGACCGTTGGCAGCAACTCAGGCGTAACGCAACGCAAGCCAGCCACAGCACAGCTTGGGGGCTACCTTGCCATGTTGATCGACCATCACCCGATGGTGACGGTGGACTGGTGCTACACAGTGGTGGTCGGTCCTGGGCGCTGCAGGGTAATCCAAAGTGAGCCTGACGAGTGCTTGGGTGCTTGGGTGGATGCTTGGGACGCCTTCAAAGTCCATAGCTGCCCATTCTAAATTGTTTCAAATAATTTCAGCGTGGAAACCGCTTGCTTTTTGGTTGGTTTTGCTGTTTAATAGAGGTACGGGGCGCTTGTGCTCCACATCTCACTTTGTAAATCATGCAAACCATTCAAGAGCAACTGGACGCAACCAAGCTGTTGTTGTCTGATGCCCAAACTGAATATGCGCATTCATTTGCTCGTGGCGACTTTGCCGCATGTGGTCCTGCCAAGCGCCGCGCCAACAAACTGATGCGCGAAGTGCAGTTCTTGGTGGCTCAAAAACTTGCAGCACTCTGAACCATGAAAACCTTTGAAGTCGGTCAGGTTTATTACGGCACGCTTTGCGTTGCCCATGGGGACTTCCCAGTTCGTTGCATCAAACGTTCTGACAAGTCTGTTTGGTTTGAGCATGTCACTATGCCTCATGCTTACGGCGCAGGACGTTGCAAGCTCCATAAGTTCGATAATGGCACTGAAGCTGCCGAATTTCGTCGTTGGTACATCAGCAGCACCAAACTTACTGGAGGCGATTTCGACCCCATGACCATCTGATTCATGTACGAAGTTTTTTGCACCATTACAGATGAACTTGGAACCCGCACTGTCTCAACCGGCTCTGCCGCATTTCTTGAAATCGTCGCGTACGACAAGCTTGACCTTCTCAAACGCAACTGCACCATCGAGGGCGCAACGTTCTTCGTTGAATACGCCCCGCAGACGGATGCGTGGAATTCCTTCTAAAACCATGAACCGCGTCAACAATGCTATTTGCCTGCTGTTTGCTACCGCAGCTTTTGCCATGATTGGATTTGAGGCTGCCGGTCATCATGGCTCAACCCATTCCGGCACCCAGGAGTTGCGGAGATGACCACCACCAGCACCAACCGTCGTGACCATGTTTACGTCTGCAATTTTGATGCCGTAGAACTTGATCTGTTGTACGAACTGGCACGCGACGCACGCAATAGCCTGCCAGACCCAGAAGATCAAATTGAAGAAGGCAGTTGGGCTGATGCCATTATCAAGCTCGACTCCAAACTGACTAAGCTTTTTCGCCAACGCCGCCAATGAACCCCTACAACCTGACGTGGCAAACAAGACTATTGTTTTGGTTGCTTTCTATGCGCCCAGATGTCACCGCAATCCGTCTGCGCTCTGAAGTAGACCACCTCCAACACTGCCTTGTGAAATCACGATGAAACGACCACTCGTACGCTCTGTGCCAATGGAATTGATTCTCACGGGTTTCCATTGGGAAACCGTCCGGGAGGAATATTTCCTAAAGTACGGGCAATTTGCAAAAGCCCAAGACTGCAAACAGCTTCGCGCTTTGTACAAAGAACGTCTTTGGAACGAGTGCGGCATTGACGTTACCCTCTGATTTTACAAAAATGAGCATCCCTGCAAACATTGAAGCGATCCCCTATCGCTGGTTCGCTACGCCAAGCACCAACAAAAACGGCAAAAAGCAAGGCGGCAAGGTAGCTGTTATGCATTCAAACGCCACAGATTTTGCTGACGTGCTGGTATATGAACCGGACAACGAAGAATGGTGGGACCTTGTACCTGCCGATGTGGCAATCCGTGCTGCGATCCGTGGTCCAGCGCAAAATGAATCAGACCTTATTGCTTTTGCATTGCCATTGGCAAATCAACCCACTGAGACTCAACAACGCATTTTGGAACGGATGCCAGAACTTCAAATCATAATCAAACCACAAAGTGAACCAATGCAAACGATCGTAAAAACAGAAGAACCAATCGCACAGGTTCAAAAGAAAACTGATCATGGGCAAGATGCCTTGCAGAGGCAACAGGCAAAACGACTGCAAAGGTTAGTACTGCAAGGCGAATGGATCGAAAAGCATGAACAACAGTTGAAGGTGATCCAATCTGTTGTTTCGCACGCTATGGAAGAATGGTTTAATGACGATTCTGATGAATGTCATAGCAATGCAATGTATCAAATGAATGATGCACTTTGTTTACTTACCGATATTGTTCGCGATTTGCGCTATAACTGCCATTACCCAGACGAAAGCCGAGAGGGCGTTTTGTACTACCATTCTTTCAATGGTGGGATTACAGAAGTTGTCGATCTCAGCAAGGTGCCAAAGGAATGATCAGACTGGTCAAACATTTGTTTTTTCGCCTGATGTCCAGTTACGAGTATTTGCCACCTGATGATTGCTTGCCGCGATTCCGTGGCAAGTCCCTCAAAGACTTTGACCCAGAATGGCAGGTGGCTTACTTGGAATACGTGTTCCTGCTGGATTGCTCTAAGCACTACCAGCTAAAGCCTGGTGAGATGCCAGACTGATAACGAGGCATTGGGTGACTGGTGCAAACTTCGGTCGCTATGGTTGCTGCCTGCGTAGGGGATACCACTGGTCGGGCTAACTGGTGGATAAAGGCATCCCAAGCGCAAGAAGCCAAGGTTCCCGTCGTGGACGCGGTGTAGTGCCAGCGGTGCGTGACCGTACATTGGCGCCGCGCAAGCAACCTGCCCATGTAAGTCCTCAACCTTTCCAATGGAAAAGGGGTTGCTTTTCGGGCGGTTTTGCCCCATAATACGGAGACGCGGGACAGCCCCGCAGCCCAACGCGCAACTCAACCCATGCTTCCTTTCCAGCCCACCGACTGCCCTGAGCTGACCGCCGAGCAAGAAACGGCAATGGCTCATGACCTTGCAGATCAGTTCAATGCCTACGTCTGCGAGGAGCTTGTTGGCGTCCTAGCTCACCTGGCGCAAGACGTTCTCAAAGACAACTACATCGACCCTGATTCCATGCTGGGTCACGACCTGATCCATGACCTGATCAACCGCATCGTGGTAACCGCCAAATGAAGCACACCGTCCGCCTCCAGCGTGGGCTCTACGTGCTTGTTGATTCCTACGCCAGACCCACCTTTGCTTCACGCATCCGTCAGCACTTCCCGATTGCCCTTTGCCTGACCAGCATCCTCGTCGCAGGCATCACGCTTCAAGTCATTGAGCAACGCACCATCACTGCTTGCCAAACCACCCATCGCGCATCCTTCTAATCATGTCAACCGCACAAGACCTTATTGATCAACTTGTCACCCTGCGTGCAGACAAAGAAGATCTAGAAGCCCGTGAGGCATTCCTGCGTGAGCAGCTTGAAGGTGCCATTGCCCTAGGCGAACTTGACCCCTACCAAATCGATGACAGCACCTACGAGTTCGTGAACGCCAAGTACGTCCGCTGTGAACGCAACAGTTACAAACTCAGCAAGGAAGCCGAACGGGCAATCAGATCTATTAAAGAACAGGACATCGACGCTGGACTTGCCCAGCGGAACGTGACAATCTACTACCAGCTCCGCATGAACCCTTGAACACCAGCATCACCTTCGCTGTCCATGGGCTGCCAGCACCTCAAGGTTCAAAACGGCATATGGGCAACGGGATCATGGTGGAGTCAAGCAAAAAGGTCAAACCATGGCGGCAGGATACAAAATACGCCGCACTGGAAGCCAAGCCAGCCGACTGGGATACATCTGGCCCCATGTCTTTGTCCGTTGTCTTTCGGTTCCAAAGACCAGCCGCTCATTACCTGAAAAATGGTCTACGCCCGACCGCCCCCTGCTACGTCACCTCAGCCCGCAATGGAGACCTTGACAAGCTCCTGCGGTCTACCTGCGATGCCATGACTGGCATCCTCTTCGATGATGACCGCCAAGTCGTCAGCATCAACGCTATTAAGCGTTACTGCAACACCAACGAACAACCTGGCGCCATCATCACGCTCACTGCGCTAAACCTCACAGACCAATGACCTTTCCAAATCTTGCGGGCGTCATCACCAAAGATGATGTATTCCGCAAAGGCACCGGATCCTACGCCGCAGATTACGTTTCTTGGGCACGGATCGCTAATCACCTGCATACCAGCGCCCCCGGCTGGATCATGCAAACCAAAACAGCACCGCATGGCGAGAACCATGTCTGGCGCAGTCCTGATGGCTCTGGTTATTTGACCGTCTACTTCCTGCATACAGACGGCACAGAGACACCAGATTTTGTTTATGCCATCACCGACAATCGCAATGTTCCGATTGCGTGGGACAAGATCAATAGCCGCATGATTTGCGATAGCCATCGCCGTGCGCTTTGTGCTGCTGCTGCATTTTTCTTTAGCCTTGGCTACGAGCTATGGGCACGAGAGGAGATTGAAGAGGCAAAGGCTGACAGCCCGTTACCAACTGTTGAGCAGCCCGCTGCTGCCAAAGCAAAGCCCGTTGCCGCAGCTACAAAGAAGGAAGAGCCACCTGAGTTGTCGTCAGAAGAACTCCCGATCACTGACGGTGATCTAAAAACGATCCGTGACTTGCTGGCAGCAGAACCTGTTGTCAAAAGGAACAAAATCATTAAGGAGTTCAACAAGGAATTTGCCGTGCCTGAGGGTGATCTCATGACTGCCCACATCACGCTTCCTAAACACCTGCGCTACATCCAGGAACGGCTATCCACCTAACAAGGATCAGCCATGACCGATGAGATGATGCACGCCCAAATGGCGGCAGCATATGCCGCTCAACGTGCAGAGCTGGTTAAACAGCAGGACAATCATCTCCAACAGCTTCTTCCGCCTGATTTGGTATCTTTCCTGCAGCATTACATGCAGTCCAGGGAATATACAGCAAGACAGGCATTGTCCGTTATCCTTTACCAATTTTTCGGATCATGCTCCAAATCACAGCAGTTGGCAACCTTGCCGCCGACCCTGAACTCAAAACCATTGGTGACCGTGAAGTAGCCAACTTCACCTTGATGGTCAACAAAAAGGTCAAAGGCGAAGACCATACGACAGTGCTCCGCTGTGCCGTATGGGGTCCACGCGCCAAGGTGGTAGGCGATTACCTGACCAAAGGTGCTCAAGTCACCGTTACTGGGCAGGCATACGTTGAGACCTTTGCACGGAAGGACGGCAGCCCTGGCGCTTCCTTGGATGTAGCGGTCAATGATTTTTCACTGCCTGCCAAGACAAAGGTTGCAGTAGACGACATGCCGTTCTAGGGTCTCGGGGGCTCTGCCCCCTTTTTTTATGATCGGATGTCGGACCCTCTGCGCGATTACCTAAACCAGATCGGCAAAATCCCGCTGCTAACCGCTGCCGAGGAGATTGAGCTGGGTCATGCCGTGCAGCGGATGGTGGCACTCAGATCAAAGCAGGAACACAGCAGAGAGGAGCTGCGGCATATCAAAGCAGGCATCCGGGCAAAAAAACGGATGATCCAAGGGAACCTGCGGCTGGTGATTGGCATCGCGTCAAAGTACAAGCACCTTGCGAATCGCGTCACTCTGCACGACCTAGTGCAGGAAGGCAATATCGGCTTGATCCGTGCCGTTGAGCTCTTTGATCCAGAGCGCGGCTACAAGTTTTCGACGTATGCGTACTGGTGGATCCGTCAGGGCATCATGCGTTCAATCCAAGTACAGGACCGGATCATCAAATTGCCATCAGGCGCTAGCGACATCCTGCGCAAGGTTAAAACTTACATGGTTGAGCATCAGGACCTTTACGGTGAGCCGCCTTCCATCGAGCAATGCGCTGCACATGCTGGCGTTGCACCTAACACCCTTCGGGATTACATGCATAGCGCACAGGATGCTGTGAGCCTTGACGCAAAAGCAAGAACGCAAAATGAGGATGGCAGTTCAATCCTTGATTTAATAGCTGCCGAAAATGAAAAGCCTGAGGATGATCTAATTTTGACAACCAAGGTACAAGCCGTTCAACAAGCACTTTCGTATATGTGCGAAAACAGCAAAATGATTCTGAGTATGCGTTATGGGCTAGACGGTGAGGAACCTTGCTCCAAGCGTGAGATTGCCCGAAGGATAGGTATCGCGCAGGACACTACCGCTAGGTTGCTTGTTAACGCAGAGCGGCAACTAAGGCTGATCCTAAAAGAGGGACCGCCGGGAAAGTATCAACCACAGAAACACAGCTCCAGCTTGATCTGGGGTTGGGGGTAAGCCATGTCAGTTAACAGAATGGGGCCGCCGTGTCCTGCTTGCGGTTCCTTGACTACTGATGTCATGCGCACTTGCCGCAGTGAAACAGGAGATTTTCATCGCCGCCGTGAATGCCCATGCTGTAATCATCGGTTCAATACAATTCAGATGAGAGAACTTTTGGCACCACCAACGAGCGCCAAATGGAAAGATCGCAAGGTCACAATCAACTGGCGTCGTGTCAGTAAACAACTGCTTAGCCTGTTGCAATGAAACGCGAGACACTGCACCTGCCGGGTGGTATGTCGGTTGAAACCGGCAAGGATTGGAACGGGCGGTATTTTATCTGTTACGCCAAGACTGCCAGCGTCATCGTCAGGACAGACAAGGAGATTAAACGCTTCCTGCAGTTGCCCATCAAGACGCCGAGTCGCGATTCTCTCGACTCTTGGTTGGCATCACTCGCCGCAGCAGACCAAAGCAAAACTCACCAAGCTCCATCACTATCCCAAGAATTATCAGCAGAACATTTACAAACGGGTTTTGGACCCGAGTGTCATCTTGATCAATCTGACCCGAATCATCAGACTCGGACGATAATTTAACATTATCGCCAAAGGTCATAATCATCTCAAGTTCAGCAATGTGCCCTGTGGCTTGCCTGACCAACTTGGTGTAGTAAGCATTTTGCTTGACGAGGGATGAGCAAAGATGCGCCAACTGCTCAATATCTTCGCAACGATACGCTGATCTACATTGATTCTCCAAACGCAGTTCTTCCTCTACGGAGAACTCAACGACCATCCACTGCCCCCAAGTCATTGGTTTTAGGCATATCAATCACGGTAGCGAGGGAAGCTAACCTTGGCTTGTCGCGCAGTTTTTATGGCTTCCATCTCCAAGGCTGGTCTCTCGCTAATTAAAGAGTTTGAGGGGTGCAGACTGACCTCTTATACCTGCGCTGCTGGAGTGCTGACCATTGGCTATGGCAGCACTGGTCCGCACGTTACGCCAGGCAAAACCATTACCCAAGCCGAAGCTGATGCGCTGCTGCTAAAAGATGTGGCGCGGTTTGAAAAGGGCGTGGATGATTTGATCAAAGTGCCGCTGAAGCAGTGCCAGTTTGATGCGCTGGTCAGCTTTGCCTTCAACTGCGGCAATGGCGCACTGGAGGAATCAACACTGCGTAAGCGGCTAAACGCAGGCGAGGACCCGAACACCGTCGCCAAAGAGGAGCTGCCGCGTTGGACAAATAAGGGCTTGGCAGGTTTGGTGCGTCGCCGGACGGCTGAAGTCAACATGTTCTGCTCAGGTGGCGGTGCGGCAACAGCAGCAAAGACCACGGACCTGACCGCTACCAATAACACCCTGCTAAAAAAGGAGCCGGTGCCTAGCTCTGAGCTGGAAGACAACGAAAAATCGGACATCGACAAGGGCAAGGCGTTTAAGGGTGCCAAGGTCCTAGCTACCCAAGACAACCACACCCAAGTTGAACTGCCTTACGGGCTTGGGACTTGGTGGCTCTTTGATGGGCACTGGGCTGAGCTGGATGGCAAAGAGGACAAGCCCGAGCCTGCCGGTGATGGCAGCGTCAACCTTTCCGTGCCGTACTTCAACCAAGTTGACAACTACACCCAAGCTCAGCGGACCTGCAATAGCTCAAGCTGTGCCATGTGCTTGGCGTTCCTGATGCCAGGCAAAATTAAGGGCGATGATGATTACTTGCGCAAGCTGCTAACCGGCGGTTATGGCGACACCACCGACCATGGCGCCCAAGGCAGACTGCTGGCGTCATATGGCTTGAAGTCAACTTGGCACACCAACCTCGGCTTTGATGATCTAGAGAAGGAAATCAAGGCAGGTCGCCCGGTGGTGATCGGCATTCTGCACCGTGGCAGCCTTGCCGCACCTACAGGCGGTCACATGCTGGTAGTACGTGGCATTACTGCCAAGGGTGACTTCATCGTCAATGACCCCTACGGCAGCGTTAACGATGGCTACAGCGGTCCTGTAACCAACGGCAATCAGGCTGTTTATAGCCGCGCCATGCTGCAAAAGCGGTGGCTGCCTGAGGGTGCCAAATCGGGCTGGGGCAGGAAGTTTCAGCCTTAGCCAGTGCGCTTGCCTGACTGGCTCCACACCTTGAACCAACTGTTCTTGCGGGTGAAGAGACTGTCAGGCAGACGTTCCTCTAGCTCGGCAATAGCGGCTCGATGGTACGGGTCGCTTTTGTCAAAGTTCTCAAAGAACTTGATGAGCTTTAGCTCCTTCACCGACGCTTGGGCAGCGTCAACTTGAGCACCTGCAGGATCAACTGCACCCAGCTATTGGACTTCAGCGGGGACATGCCGATGATTTCTGAGCCAGCGGCAATAACAACGCCAGCGATGGCAAGCTGTTCAGCGGTCATACAAATAAAGCAGACACCTCAGGCTAAGGCTTGACCTCAAGTTTGGCGATCCGCTGCTCGATCTGGTTTAACCGACCGAAAACTTCTACGCGATCAGTACGGAAGTCGTCGTGCAGTTGCTGGATCTTTTCAGCAACGCTTTCTACTGCCATCGTCAGCCTGAGCACAGAGTCCCGGCTTTCGCCGCTGCGGCGTGAAACACCTGTATAAGCCATTGCCGCTACAGAGATGCTGGCTCCTGTAACAGCAGCAAGAATCTCAACCACGTTCAGGGCTCTAGCTACGCTCTCATTATGGCAACACCTCGGCGCCGGTCCCCTAATAACACTCGGATTGCCGAGCTGGTCCGGCTGTCGGTGCTCACATGGACCGCAACCTTATTGACTGCCAGCTATGCCGGTTTGCTGCCTAAAATGGACCCTACCTTTATTGCCAGCATCTTTACCGGCTCGCTGGCTTGGTACGGTATTAGCAAGATGGAACGCGATGAAACATCGGCTCCTACAGTGAAACCATCGCGTCCACCTGCAAAAAAGCCATGAAATGGCGCCTTCTGCTGCTGGTCTTGGTGTTTCCCGTTCCGGCAATGGCTCAGTCGGTCACGCCCAACTTCACCCAGGGCAGCATGACCAGCACGACCACCACAACGCAGACCATCAACGAAACGATCCAGACGCAGGTCTTTGGTGGCGCTTATCGCAGCGTGTCAGCCACCAACGTGACGCCAAGCGGGGACATCAACGCCGCTGGTACTACCTTCAGCGTTACAACCCCTGGCAATACCTACAGCTTGGAAGTGGTAACCCGTGCCGCTGGCATCGTCGAACAGACAGACATCACCCGCACCATTACAACCAACGCCACAACCAACTCGCTGTCTGTCTTCTCGCAGTAGTCCTAGCCTTGCCAGCCAAGGCACAAGACAGCGGCGGCACCACGGCAATCGCTAATCCTGTGGCGACCTCAACCGGCAGCGTGAGTAATCAAGCTGT